TGGGACGTACTAACAATAAATATCAGTAAGTTACAAATTCACGGGGTGCTATTGGGGTGCTGGTGGTCTAAGTTTTTCAACACCATCAATATTATTTGATCCGCGCCAACTCTGTTTTTGCTTCCCCGCGCCGCTTATCAATAAAGTCCGCTAAATCGTTAACGTGCACCATTCTGGGAGCCTTTTGTGAGTCACCGATACGGAAGGTGGGAACCGGCAGATCACCAGCGCCAGCTTTCTTATCTGCTGTTGCAGGCTTCATACCGAAATACCGCTCAGCAATATCGGACAGCGGGATCGTTGATGTTTCAAACTCAGCCATTAACAAAAATGTTGTATTCATACATACCCCACACTGTTTATTTAAAGGCCCGCCGCACACAGGCCGTGACTAAAATTATTCTGCTGCTGGTGGATCACACTGAACCGGCTCAGCGATAACGCCATGACGGTTTAACACACCAATAATTAATTCCCTCTTACAGCCGATCGCTGGCACGTCACGCAATTCATTTACCAGCATTGAGAAAATATGGCGTGGTATTTCTGCTGGTTTGGCTGCTGTGAATAGCTCTGTAAAATCATCAACACCCATTTCATTGGATTTCTCGGCTCTGTCTTTGTCCAGGGTAACCACATTTTGGGCGCAAAATCTCCATCGCCACGCAACAGGCGGCAACGCTTTCAACTCTGCAAGTTGCTCACGCAGTGATAGCAGTTCCTCTAATGCCTCCGCATCATTGAGTGCCACCTGACCATGTTCAACTGACGACCATTTCATTTCACTGGCTATGTTCCTAATTTCTGCAATCCGCTTTTCCAGCTGCTCTTTACTCAGCATCTGCATTACCCTCGATCTTGAAACGGTAGGACGAATGGCAGTGGTGTCTACTGCCATCTTGTAGATGGCTTTAATGGTTGACCATCCAATTACTGTCCTTACCGTTTGAACCCCCAAGTCATTACAGCGCTCACACGAATAATGTTCGTCATAGTTGCCGCCACACTTCTCACATGTAATATCTGTCTCTGTGAAGAATTCACCGCTTAAAGCGCCTTTCGCTCCGTTTCCTGCTGTCAGTGATTCTGGCATGATGCAATACCCTTCAGGCACAAGTAGCTTCTCGTTTGCCGCTGATAACGCTGCTTCTGCTTTCTCAATTCTATCTATCAGAGTGATAATTGATGATGCTGGGATGAACGCATGCCGTAGGGGGGAGATAGCTATCATTTCTTCGCAGTGCTCTCTTAGCTCTTCGATGTTATTCATCAGTTGTTACCCCTCATGGTGCGAATTGCAAAGCCCATAACTTCTGGCTCATTTCTGGTGATTTTTAATGCTTTCCCGAATTCTGGGATAAACCTGTTATCGAAACTATTCAAAATAGTAGTGCAGCAGCCAACATTTCTTTCTTCGCAGTTTTCAAATGCGAATGAGCAAATCATTGGCATCTGATTTTCATTGCAAATATCGATAATTTGCCTCATCAGTGGGCTGATTCTTTCGTCATAAACGGATTCTAAATCGTATATTTCAGGCATTCTGTTCACTCCTCAGGCTGGCGGCGAAACTCAATGCTTCTTTACTAGCCACAGCCCAATGCCGCTCGGCCTCGTAATCACCATCACTGTCATCTGCCCACGATTTAAATGCTTCCGCCAATTCATCAACACCCTGAGCCTTTATTTCGTTAAGCGCCTTATCCGTCGCGATAAATGGGTTTTCGGCATTAACATCACGAGAAACGTGCATGTTTATTTCGGATACATAATCAAGAGGGATGCTGGCACACATGCAATCTTCACCCTCATCAACAAACTCAGAATGATTTTCGCTAATATCGGTGAGTAGCTTTAGCATTACTGCATTTTCGCCAATCAATTGCTGCACTCTCGCTATTGTGTCACCCGCAACAGCGCCGGTAATACCCAAAGCCTCAGCAATCAGTGAGCAGGTATTGAGTGCAGCATTGCGCTGATCCTCAATGTTAGCGATTTTGCGAATAAGGTACTCGGCCACACTCTCGTTAACGAACATGTCACCGGCAACGCATTTACCAGTAATCAGCCCATGCATTTCAATTACGTTCATCACTGTTTCCTCGCATAGAGAACGCCATCCACCGGAAGGCATTCATATTCAGGTGGTAGACCTTGTTGCTGGATGTCGGCTATACAGTTCTTATCATCCGGATAGACGTAGCCTTGCGGCTCGTATTGGCACGGCTGGAATGTGTAGCAGACGAGTAAAAACAGGCCGTACATCATGATTGAGTAGCCGCAGTCAGCTCATTGAGCCGCGCTGCGAAAACAACACGGATCTGGCTTGGCGTCATTGGTACTATTGCAATGTCAGCCTGGGGGATACCCTCAAGCATCGGCCATTCCTTACCGTCATCGATGTCCAGTTCTTGGCGTTCGGTGGCCAGCATAATCAGATCGCAGTAATGAACGACTGAGGACATTTCGGCAGGAAGCCCAAATTTTTCACGTATAGCCATATCAATCCGATGCTCAATAACTTTGTAATCGGGCAGCAGACGTTTAAGAGGGGAGGGGATATCTCTGCAATATGCTTCGGTTGCATCATGCAGCAGAGCTTCAAGTGCAAATTCTTCCGGCACAATCTGGCTCATTAACCAGCAATGTTGGGCCACACTATAGAAATTCGGCAGGTGACCGGCAAAGCGGCATTCATGTGATAACGCCTGCGCGATATCTTCAATACAAATACTGCTGGCCAGTGGTTTTAAATAATCAAAGTCCAGCCCTGAATAAGTCGTAATATAAGACATAAATATACTCCACACGGTTTTTAGGTAATGCCCCGCCAAATACCCCATTGCTGGGATATTTGAAGTGATACTAATAAGTTAGGGTTTAATTAATTACGCTTTGAATTTACCAATAAAGGTTTCAACTTCGACGTCTTTAAATTTAGCGGTAAGCAATTCAAGAAATTCTACGGCAATCTTTTCTTCTTCCGCTTCCAGTTGAACAATGCGCAATACTAAAACGGGAACATTGCCGCCGGTGAGAATGCTATAGCGCAATTTAAATCGACGTTCACCTAATCCCTCATAAGGAATACATTTAAATTCAAATGCCGCTGGCATGACATCTTTGCTTTTGGCTTCCACACTTTCCATTACAGATCGTTTCGCGCTGAAGTCCTGGTCTTCATGATCGGCCGAACTGGTTTGTTCAATGGTAATACGGCGAACGGCACCAACGGCTTTCTTTATATCCAGCACTACACCATCAACATCAAAGGCCAGCAAGAACTCACGGTAATCTTCCAGCCATTCAGCAAGTTCTTTCTGAGTCTGCTTACGACCATCAATATTAAGCAGTTCACGGAATGGCGCTGTTTTTTTGAGTGATAAGCTGGCGGTGTTATCGGCATGCCCTGGATTTAGCAGAGTGCCAATGTTGAAGATAGTTTGTGCGCGCATTTCATCGGCATCAATAAAGCAGCGAACACCGTCACCAGCATAGCCAGATGAATATTTTACAAACTCATCAATGTTGCTGGTTTCCATTGCACCACGGAAGCGGTAACGCTCAAGCTGGAACTGCTCAAGACTTTTAACTGAAACGCTAGCGGGTAAAGCAATGGTATCGCAAGCGGTGGAAGCTAATTTCCGTTCAACTAATGATGCTAATACCATATCGCGAATTTCGGTGATGGCTGATGAATCTAATTGTTGAGACATATATAGTCCTTAATCATTTAATTAATAGTGTTCCGTAATGGCAGTTAATTAACGGTCTTTAATTTACCGTCAGCATCACCCTTAATTGTGAATAACTGGCCCTGATCTTCCTGCATAATTGCCAGCTTACCGCCTTTGCCAACATACATAGGCGTTTCGGTCGTATCTTCTTCGGAGGACTTACCGCGAGGTGTTGGGGTGGTGAATTTAAGCTTATGGGAGATCATAACGCGCTTTTCTTCCATTGAATTACTCATACGAGATAAATCAAACTCAATGGTTACTTTTCCTTTACCGCCATTATTCAGAACGCCTAGCGCGGCAGCATTTAAAGCAGCAGATATTTTATTTTCGAAAATACCGGCATCCAGTTCACCAAGAAACTCCGGTACCACGGTTTTTCTGTCTTCACTCATTGGGGCGACCCTCAGTAATGCAGTTCGCACTGCGTTGTTTACTCCACACACAGAGAAGTACTCCGATCCGGGGGCTTTATACTGTACGGGTTTAAAGGGATAACCCGCCCGGAGCACTTCTCTGTGTGAAAAGGGCGGCTGGCCTAATCTGGTGTTGGCAGGCGCAGCCGCTAAAGACACAGCACAGCAATGGATTAAATCTGTGCCTGGTTACTTCTCCACCTCAGGCGGCGGTGGTATCCTCAAAGTCCCTACAGCAAGGAGGATTTTTCTGTGAACAATGAAGACATAAACATTCGTCTTAAAGCTATGGAACTTGCCATTACGCGTCTTGCAACTTCAATTACTGAAAATGGCGGGCCATCATCTACAGATCTAGAAGGACACATTCTTTATTTTCGAGAGCGTCTTGGTCGTGGTGATTTAGAACCTCAACAAGAACTAATTTTCAAACAAACACTGGCGCTGCTTGATCCGCTATCACCAAAACCAGGCGACCTGTTTTAATTATCCGTTTCACAAAGGCTTTTACTGGTGTAATAACCACGCTTCACGGCTGCTTGATTACTCAGCATCGACTCAGCGAGGCGTATGTTTTGGTTGGTTTTTGCATTAGGTTTAAGTTTCTGGAGTTCTTTGGAGTCCTCGAGCAACAAACGAATCAATGCAATTTCACATTCATTAATAGCCTGGTATTTAAGCCCGGAAGGTAGGTTAAATGTCCTGCCTTCAAGTTTATCGCTATCTTTTTTGCTGATTTCCATCCTGGTTACTCCACACTGTTAAACTCGGCGTTCTTCGAGCATCCGGTACTGATATCTCACATCTGGTTTATTCGATATCAACTCATCCAAATGCTTTAGCGCTATAAGTTCGGGTAGTCCTTTACTTATTGTTTTCCAAGCACCTTTACCAATTCTTCTTTGTATCACCCATGCCTGATAGTCCATTTCAGCTACTCCACACTGTTAACTCTACTAAGCGAATCATCCGGTGTTTCGTATGCCACCGGCAGCTACTTCGTGGGCGTCCTGCCTGTTCGCTGTTGATGGATTCAGTATTAGTAAACTTACATTTAAAGTCAAGAATAAAAGTTAAGTTAACTTACTTTTAAGGCTGGGGCATAAAAAAGCCCGCGCATAGCGGGCCTCTTTAAGAAGATATAAGTGATTATGGTAGGTCGATGATTATCTGCTTTACTACACCAATCAGTTTACAGGTGTCATCTACTTCAATAGGCTTGAATTGAGGGTTTAACGGCATTAAATATTTATTAGGGCCATCAATTACAAATTTCTTAATTGTCGCTTCATGATTTCCATTCGTCTGAGCTATAACGATTTTTTCATTAACATCTTCAATAAATCCGTATTCTGGATCGACTATCACAATAGCCCCTTCAGGGATGCTTAGTGAGCCTGATGCTGTCATTGAATCGCCTTTAACTCTTAAGGCAAATGCAAAATCAGAAATTTTTGCTGTAGTTTCAACCCATTCAGATCTAGCACCAGTCGAGTTAAGTGCTTCAGTCCAGGCACCGGCCTGTACCCATGAAATAACGGGGACAACTTTTGATTTACTGGCCATGGCCTTTATCGAAGGTTCTAATTCTCCCTTTCCAGATAAAAGCCACTCTGGTGAACATTCAAGCAATGAGGCGAGTTTCAGCAGGCTATCGCTGGATAGGCCGGTAGCATCACTTTCCCATTGAGTTACGGCAGACGCAGAAATGCCTACATATTCAGCGATATCTTTTTGGGTCAGCTTCAACTGCCGCCGCCTGAATTTGATTCTTCCGCCAACTGTATTCATAGCATCCACCACATATAAAAGACGTAAGTAATCTTACATTCAGTTGACGTAAGTAGTCTGTGAATATACGATGTAAGTATGCTTACTTTTATGGAGGTAACTATGCATAAAACTGACGTTCTTGAATTCTTCAAGGGCACATCGAAAACCGCTATAGCTCTTGGTGTTTCGCATAGCGCTGTTTGCCAATGGGGTCACATCATTCCAGAAAAGCAGGCTTTAAAAGCTGAAAAGATTACGGAGGGGAAATTGAAGTATGACCCATCCGACTACCAGAAGCCTACGGCACCCGCTGCTTAAGTTAAACCACCAAAGAGAGAGAAACATTGTGGATAACAAAGACTTTCCAACCCAACCGGATATCAGTGACGCAATACACCAACTGATAACTCAGACGCCGGGCAAGTATGACGCGATGGCTAAACAGTTATGCCCATTATCCGGTACCGAGAATGCATTGCGTAACCGCGTTCGCCAGTTGGCGGGGCAGGTCGTACCACTGGGCATGGCGATAGAGATGGAATCAATCTCTGGCCGTTCCGATATCACAGAGGCGATGTGTAAGCGTGCTGGTGGTGTGTTCGTGAAACTGCCAGATGTTTGTGATATCGGAAACGAAGAATTACTTATCAAATTTAATGAGTTACTGGCGGCTCTGGGTGATTTTGGTCGTGCTCATAATGAATTTACAGCGGACGGAGTTTTAGATCGCAACGAGAGTAAGAGATTGAAAGCTAAAGGGTATAGAGCACAGTCGATTATTGCAGAGATTATCGTTGTTTCAGAAATGCTGTGGGGTGATGGCCCGGTGTGCGGCACCGGACCATCGGGTGCATTAACTAAACGTGTGGAGTAATTAACGCATGAACATTGTAGCGGCTAAACGTTCTATTCCGCAACTGCGTTGCGTTTGTGTCAGTCCGTTCCGGTATGAACGAATGATAAAGGGTCGGTGGGTACCGTGCAACCACAGCAGGGCGCGGGGAATTGTGGGTGCGGTTCGCCGTAAGTGGGGCCGCGTATGACAAATCCCGGCTCAACTACTACCAACCCAATCCAATTACTCGATCGTTATTACAACGATAAGCGCGGCGTTCGTGTTCACGTTATTGGCTACGACAACGCAACGGGGAAAGTCATTTTTCGTCGTGATGACTATGAGCATGACTGTTCAATACCCATCCGGCGTTTCAGGAAAGAATATAAGGCGGTTGTATGAGCGTAAAGCTATCCAGTTATGTATGGGACGGCTGTGCGGCTGCGGGTATGAAGATATCAAAGGTGGCGATTATGGCCCGTCTTGCTGACTTCTCTAATGATGAGGGTGTGTGCTGGCCGTCCGTAACGACGATTGCCCGGCAGATAGGGGCAGGTGAGAGCACCGTTCGTACTGCGCTGGCTGAACTGGAAACTGATGGCTGGTTAAGCAAGAAAGCCCGCCGCGCCGGTAATCGCAATGCTAGTAATGTTTATCAGTTGAATGTTGCCAAACTTAAGGCTGCTGCTCATGCGTCAGAATCCGACACCTCAAAATCTGACGGGTCAAAATCTGACGGGTCAAAATCTGATGGCTCAAAATTCGACGGGTCAGAATCTGGCAATAATGGCACTTTTGACCCGCCAGAATCTGGGGGCGATCCGTCAGTAAAATCAACACCAGATCCATCAAGTAAAAACACTTTTGGGCAACCGCCAGTGGCGGAAGCCCGAGATGAGAATATTTCTAAAGAAATTAAATTCACCGACGAAGCTATCGAGGTACTCAAACACCTGAATCAGCTCACTGGGGCTAAATACACCACCATAAAAACCAATCTCCAGAATATTCGCGCTCGCCTTACTGATGGCCATGACAAGCAATCACTGATCTTGGTTGTGGATTATTTGGTTAATCGCTGGCTTGGCACTGACTGGTCTAAGTATTTGAACCCAGAAACCATGTTTCGCCCGACTAAATTCGATGGAAATTTACTGGCTGCCGGTGTTTGGCACAGTGAGGGGCGGAAGACCGCATCGCAACAGGACCAGGCTACAGATCACACAGAGCGGGATAAAGCCTATAAGCGCTTTACTGGCAGAGGGCTACCTGTTCGCAACCCTAGCGCCCTCGAAACCATGGTTATCAAAAAAGCCAGTAGTGCGGGTGTTCGTGGGGCTAAAGGTGATTCCGGCGTAATTAAATGGAATGCCATCTGGAAAGAATGCAGCCAGCGCTTGAGCGGGGAGAAAGCAGCATGACCTATCAAGTTATTTATGCCGATCCACCGTGGGCCTATCGTGACAAAGCGAATAGCGGTAAGCGCGGTGTCGATTTCAAATATCAGACCATGGATCTTGCTGATATCTGCCGTTTGCCTGTGTGGGAGCTGGCGGGTGATAGTTGTTTGTTGGCTATGTGGTGGGTACCGACTCAACCACTGGAGGCGTTAAAAGTTGTTGAGGCTTGGGGATTCAGGCTGATGACTATGAAGGGCTTTACCTGGCACAAGACCAACAAATTAAAAGGGAACAGTGCGATCGGCATGGGCCACATGACCCGCGCCAATAGCGAGGATGTGTTGTTTGCCGTGAAGGGCCGGTTACCTGAACGCCTGAATGCCGCTATCTGCCAGCACCAGACGGCCCCGCGTGGTGAGCACAGCGCCAAACCTGATATTTTCCGTGATCTGCTGGTTCAGTTGTTGGGTGATGTTCCCCGCATTGAGTTGTTTGCCAGAACACAGGCCGAGGGCTGGGATAGTTGGGGTAATGAGTGCATCAATAGTCTGGAATTAACCCCTGCCACTATTCTGGCTGCACCACAAAGTCAGCTGCAAAATATTCCTGAAATTATTCCGGTACCGGAAAGTGGGGTAACCGCTTGAAACTAATCCTGCCATTTCCACCATCAGTTAATAGCTACTGGCGCGCCCCCACAAAGGGGTCGTTAGCGGGTCGCCATCTTATCAGTGCGAAAGGTCGTCAGTTTAGAGTTGAGGCTTTAGCCTGCGTTCTTGAACAGTTACGGCGGGTACCAAAAGCGATTACTGGTCATGTAGCGGTGACCATCAATTTCTACCCACCCGATCGGCGCATCAGGGATATGGATAATTATCTGAAAGCGCCGCTTGATGCTCTCACTCATGCGGGTGTTTGGGGTGATGATAGCCAGGTAAAAAAGATGGCGCTTGAATGGGGTCCAATCATCAAGGGAGGGAAGATAGAGATAGTTATCAGTGAGGTGAATAAAAATGTTCCTCGTTGATATTGTATTGATGTACAGTGTTTGTACAGTTATTCACCTCTCCAGTTGTGCGGACATTGGATTGGAGAGGCTGGTTAAAACTAATGTGTGGAGTGAATTATGAATCAGTTACTCGTAATTGAGGGTGTTTCCGTTCGTCTCGATAATTCTGGTCGTTACTGCCTGAATGACTTACATCGTGCTGCTGGCAGCGAAGAGCGTCATAAACCCAAATATTGGTATGCCATTCAACAAACCCAAGAGCTTGTACGAGAATTGACCGAGGGGGGTATTCCACCTCTGGAACAAAATCAACCGGTTAGCGTTATACGGGGCGGTAACCAACAAGGGACTTACGTTTGTAAAGAGTTGGTGTACTCATATGCCATGTGGATCAGTGCATCATTTAGTCTGAAAGTCATCCGAACGTTCGATCACGTAGTCAGCCAGCCGACCACTGCTGTAAACCCGTCAGCAGATAAAATGCAGGCCGGTGTCATTTTGTTAGAGTTTATGCGTAAAGAACTCAATCTTTCTAATTCCTCTGTTCTTGGTGCCTGCCAAAAGCTACAGCAGGCAATCGGATTACCCAATCTTGCCCCACAATATGCCATTGACGCCCCTACTGACGCTGTTGATGGTTCCAGCCGTCCAACCATGGCACTGAGTACGGTACTTAAATCTCGGTCAATCCCCATTAGGGCAACAGTGGCATTTGGTCGCCTGGCCGAACTGGGCATTGTTGAACGCCGATCCCGTCCGAGCACATCACCCAAGGCCAAAGGAGGGATTAAATACTTTTGGTCAGTGACATCAAAAGGGCTGCTTTATGGCAAGAATATCATCAGTCCGGGTAATCCACGTGAGACGCAACCACATTTTTATGAATCGAAAGTGGCTGAGCTTATTAAGTTAATGATGACGGCTAAAGCAGCATGAGGGCGCTATTAACCCCATTTATTCAGCGTGAGCTGGGCGTGGTGATATTGAAGCCAGGTGCAGATTTATTGCCGTATATGTCAGGCCGCTTGCTGGTGGCCACTGAACCGGATGAGTTTAAACTGTTGCCTGCTGGCGCGTTGCCGGTCGCCAATCAACAGCTAGCTAATGATCCGCGACTGTTGCCCTTTTTTGAACATGAACGGGTTATCAATGCTGCTGGTGGGCCTCGAGTGCTGGAGTTGTGGGTTGAACGACTGAAAGAGTGCCAGTGGCATGATCCGGATGATAGCCATGACCGTAATTTCACCATCTTGCGTTATAACCAGCGGCCGATTCGCCTGTGCTGGCATCACGACAATAAGCTGAGAGAGCAGACACTTCCTCGCCTGAACCAACTGGCGACCAATAACCTCGTCGCTTGGATGGTAGAAACCGTTCGCGGCTACTTTCGTTTTTCTGAGGGCCACCAGTTGACGTTGCCGGAGCTGTGTTGGTGGGCGGTGGTTAACGAGGTTTACGACCTGTTGCCGGATGCTATTGCTCGTTTTTCTCTACGTATGCCACCAGCAGTTATCGAAACTGGCGGCACAAAAGAGAGTGATATTACCTGGACACCTGCACCACAAGAGGTGGTTGCCAAGAAAGTGACGAAAGCCAAGCCATCAACGAAAATAGCAGTAAAACCCGCTTTGGCTCTAAAGGTTGATGCCGAGCCACCAGCAGGTTTTATGCTCAGGCCAAAACTGCGGCGCTGGGAGAACCGGAAATATCTGCAATGGGTTAAATCACAGCCTTGCTGCGGTTGTGGCAATGGCGACTGCGACCCTCACCATATCATCGGACACGGGCAGGGCGGCATGGCAACCAAGGCCCATGACCTATTCACATTCCCTTTGTGCCGTATCTGTCATGACAAATTGCATGATAACCAGCGAGCGTGGGAAGAAGAACACGGCAGTCAGATAGTTCTATTATTCCGCTTTATGGATCGTTCAATCGGTATAGGGGCTTTAGCATGAGAGATATTCAGTTAGTTCTTGAGCGCTGGGGCGGCTGGGCTGCTAATGAAGATAGTGGCGTTGGCTATTCTACTATTGCCGCTGGCTTCAAAGGGCTTTTGCCAAGTACCTCAAAAGCACGATTGTCTTGCTGTGATAATGACGGGCTGCTAGTCGATGCAGCTATAGGCCGATTAAAAAAGGCAGGGCGCAGCGAAGAGTATGATCTGATTGAGCAGCATTATAAGAAGGGGAGATCAAAGTCAGAGATTGCCAGAAAGCATAAGTGCTCAGAGGGTAAGATTCGGTTAAAACTCATGCTGGCTGAAACTTTTGTAGATGCTTGTTTGATTATGGCTGGCGCTAAGTTAGAAATGGATGAGTGGACACATAAGGCTGATAGTACAAAAACTGTATCGGATCTGTGCTGACAATGTTCTGTAGCAAAGGGGGGATAAGTATGAGCGTCGGTTAAGAGCGAAATATAGACTTTCATACCCTGAAACTTGCGCTATTAGGTGATTCAGGGTATGCGCTTACTGGTTACGAATATTGAGCGAGAATCATGCGATGATCACCGCTTTTCTTTCGAGCCAGTAAGTGCTCCACGTTTGTTAACGAATACTCAAGGCAAGCAGACAAACTGCTCTGCCAGTAGCAGAACTGCAATGAGGATCATCAGGCCACCTGAAATCCGGCTGACATTCTGCGCAGCGCGCGGACGCGTCCGGAGTACCTTGCCTGAGCCGTACCCCACAAGCAGGTAGACCACACCACAGCTGACTACATGTACCAGTCCCAGCGCGGCCATTTGCAGCGGAAGCGGCCAAGTGGCATGGACGTTGGTGAACTGGGGCAGCAGGGCTAAAAAAAGCAGAAAAACCTTCGGATTAAGCCCGCTGATGCAGAAGCCTTTAAGCGCCCACTTCAGTCGCGAACCGGCATCCTTATCCTGAATCGCTGCTGGTGATGACGGGTGGCGGAGCATGCCGATGCCGAGCCAGATAAGATAGCAAGCCCCGGCAAAAGTCAGCGCGGAAAGTATGGCCGGCGCGCTCACAATAACCGAGCCGACGCCTGCTGCCACAATGAATGTTGCGACAAGATGACCGCTCAGCATGCCGGCAACTGCTGGCATGACGCGGCGACCCCGAATGCCGGCTGAAATGGCGTAAGCCCAGTCAGCACCGGGAGTGATAACAAAAAGCACGGAAACGGCCCAGAATGCGGCAAACATACTCAGTGACATACGGCGTTATCCTCATTGACCTCATTTTTGACCGGCCATTTACCAGCGTCTAAAACTTGCATAAATTGAACCCCTTACCTGATTGATTAGTTTAATAGGAAAGAAAGAATATCGCTTTTAACGCGGAATGTGCTTTCATCTACAGCATGAAAACTTATGCTAAACGGGAGATTTTCAGGAATGGACAGAACTGATTGCAATATTCTTGCAGAGCTTCAGCAGGATGGTCGACGTTCGCTGACTGACCTTGCGGAACGGGTGGGGATAAGCTTGTCATCTTGTCAGCGGCGGGTTAAAGCGCTGGAACAAGAAGGCGTTATCAGCGGTTACCGGGCATATCTTGACCCGGCCAAATTCGGGCTAAACTTTTCAGCCATAGTTTTCGTCACTCTGCGCGAGGGAGATCGGCAGGCAGTCAGTTCCTTCGAGGCGGCAGTAAAAGAAATACCGCAAATTATTCAGGCGCAGCGTCTGTTTGGCGATCCGGATTATCTGCTTCATGTTATCACCTGGGACCTGCCGGCTTTTCAGCAACTGTATGATGAAAAACTCTCCGGTATGTCAGGGGTTCAGCGGCTTACCTCAACGCTGGTTATGAAAACGGTTGTGAAAGACCGTGTCCTGCCTGTCTGACGCTTGAGCAGTGCCTCAGCCAATCAATATTTTATAGGAAGTTTTTTTGCACTGAGAAAACGTTGTGCTCAGGATCTTTTTAAAAGTCGAATGTCCGCAGTTGGCACAGGCTGACTGTCAGCTCTGATTGAGCTCAGAGTAAGTATGAACGAATAAAAAAACATATAAAAAACTATTCGTTACGAATTTTACCCACTATTGTGATAAGAGTTGGTTGTGCAGTAGCGCTTATCCAGTCAAAGAAACCTCGCCTTTGTGTGGGGTTTATTTGCTTTAGTGCCTTTTAATAAATTGAAACCATGGTTATGATTTATTTTTTATATTTATAGGCATTGCATAATGGTATGGCAAGGAATTCCATTTATACAGGAACATATTTTTTCAAATAGTTATCTTACTATTAGTAAAGTTCCTAAAATAATTATTGATTCAGTTTTCTCGTGGGAAAGCTCTCTTATAACTATTTTGGGATCGTTAATAGCTGGTGCAATCCCTGCCATAATCGCTTGGAAAGCTATTGAAAATAGTAATAAGTTACTTAGGTCTCAAATGGAACTAGCTCAGGCTGCTGAGCGTATTAATAAGATTAGAGATTTTAGCGCACAGTATGCTGCTGGCATTGAAGCTCTATGGGCATCACTTTTAGTAAAACGTAGGCTTGTAAATGAGTCAGATTCTACATTTGATCGACAAGATTTAGCTGAAGGCTTTGAAGCGGCGAAAAAACTCGATGTATTGATTTATTCTATAATCCTTTTGATTAACATGGATCTTCCAGAGGCTAAAACTATAGAAATAAACCTAAAATCTTGTGAAGCTGCATTGCGAGATGCCCTCAATATAGGGAAAACAATGGATACAGATCAAAGACTAGGCATTGAGGAACAGTTGGATGAGTTCCTTGATAACATGCGGCTTTACCTAAAAGCTGAAATGAAAATTATTCAGAATAGCTGATTTGTAATTACCAATAGGGGTTTGTAACGAGTTTAAACAGGCACCCTTCGGTGGACCTATTGCTTTTAAAGGTATGCGGTCAGCACATTGGTAGGTGTTGACGCCGGAACCGTAACCGGCTTCAAGTAATATTATTGTGTGTGCTTATTTACAGCCACCATGTTCGGTAGGGTAAAGGCATACAGCAAAAAAGTTTCTATGAAATTTATTATTTCGGTTGCATCAGCCTCACTAAAAACTTCATCTGAGTGCACGGATGAGTTACCGTCTATTCTTATTATTTTGGCCCACTGAGCCATTTCTGGTGTGATCTTTCCGTTCTCTCGTAGCTGGAATACACGTTTTGATAAATCATTAATACTGATTCCTTCGGCAACCCCTAAATGCTTTGTTGCAAGATCTAGCGCTTTTCTTGACAGCATTACAGATGTGGAATACCTGGCACGAGCGAGGTTGTCCTTAGCCTCAAGAAATGCGTCTGCGATATTCTCAGGGACGTGCGCAGGGGCAAGGGGAATATTTTCTTGAGGGTAAACATCTACAATAACCCCATTAGTATCATCATTGGGCGAGAAATGAATATCCAGCCCGTAGTTTTGTGCGCGTTTCAAATATCCACCACCCCTGACAGTGTTTTCATCAGGGGATATTTCAGCTACGACCACCCCATTACAACTCCTGCATAAAAACACCATAGCTAGCAGTTGCTTCCGGCTAAGTACGAATTCTGACATGCATTCTAATGCTGTGTTTTCTCTAAGACAGTGAGGGCATGTGACATCTTCTAAGGAAACCATTGCCATGATTAATTTAACTCCATTTGTAGATGAGGTTGACAAGGATCTTCGGTATTCCAATCGGCCAGAATCGACATTATTCCAGCGTTATAACTCCGCATCTGCCGAAGTAAAGGAAATGATAGTACTGGCAATGATAGGAAAACTGATAGAACAGAGCAAACGACTTCAGGCTAGAAATTGAACTCCACCAAAAATAGTCGAGTAATTAAGATTTAACAAATTTTAGGGCTGCATTATTCCGTGGCCTTTTTCGTTTTAGCCCACCAGTCACCCAATCAACTCCACACACATTACTCCGCATGAGTGGTTGCACTGGTGGGCTAAATTCCTTAACTACGCGCCCAACCCGCAGAACGGGAGGGGGAGATCATGAAAATGAGCAATATCGCTTCTAATGCTTCCTACCTGGCGTCGGGTGGTAGTTTTATTTTTTGGGCTAAAGAGCTGATTGCTGGCTTCACACCTGATGAGTGGACGGTGATTGGTGTGCTTGGTTCGTTATTCTTTATGGCCCTGACATTCATGCTTAATGCTGGCGTCAAGATTTGGGATCGTCGCCACGGCTATAAACCGGATGGTGAGTGATGGCCTCGACAAAAAGCAAATTAAGTGCGGCAGTTCTGGCTCTGGTAATGGTCGCAGCACCAGCCACCATAATTCTTGATCAGCTTTTAGATGAGAAAGAGGGCAATCGGCTTGTAGCTTATCCAGATGGAAAAGGGATTTGGACTATTTGCCGTGGTGCGACTCAAGTTGATGGTAAGCCGGTAGTGAAAGGGATGAAGTTGTCAGCGGACAAATGTGCTGCGGTGAATCAGTTGGAGGCTGACAAGGCTATTAGCTGGGTTAAGAAAAATGTCCGGGTACCGCTGACTGAACCACAGATTGCCGGTATTGCTTCGTTTTGCCCCTATAACATTGGCCCAAGCAAATGCTTCACCTCCACGTTCTATAAAAAACTCAACGCTGGCGACCGCAAAGGTGCATGCGCTGAAATCAAACGCTGGGTATATGACGGCGGCAGGGATTGCAATATTCGCTCAAATAACTGTTACGGGCAGATAGAACGCCGCGCACAGGAGAGCGAACTGACCTGTTGGGGGCTGGATGAATAAATTAACCGCCGCTTTCATTGCTGTGATTGCTGCCTTACTAGTTGGCGTCGTTTACTACCACGGACAGGCAGTTACTAAAGACGCGGCCATTACCACAGTTACTGATGAGCGCGACGAGGCCCGGCGCATTCTCAATAACCAGGTACGCATGGTTAACATCATCAACGATATCGCCAAGGCCAACGAGAATGACAAACAGAAAATTGCTCAAGAGGGTGAGGCTCGCGTCGTTTACATTCGAGAGGCGATTAAAGGCGACGATTGTACTAATAAGCTTGTTCCTGTTGCCGCTGCTGACCTCTTGCGGAAACACGCAAATCAAATACGTTCAGGTGCCACAGGTACCGATACCAGCAAGCTTACTTTCTGACTGCATCCCTCCAGAAGTCCCCGAGATATTAACTTGGGGTAACAGCCTATTGCTTAATGACACGTTACTTATGGTGATAGAGCAGTGCAACGCAGATAAGGCGAGTATTCGCAAGATTGAGGAGAACAGAAATGGGTCTTAATTTACCCGGAACGGGAACATTCATTTTTCTTGGCTGCATCTGCGCCGCTGTTGGCTGGGGAGTGATTGAATTCATTCTGTGGCTGTTCAGTTTCATTCACATCAGTATTGCTTGAAATAACCAGATTGTGCAGCCCTAAAGAGTTGATCCACATCTTGCTGACAGGTAAGCCGTAAGTGGTGGCGCAACGCCGAGAGGAGTAGCAAAGCCGCGAACAAAGAACATGAAGGCTCAGTTTAACGACTGGGCCTTTTTTGTACCTGCAATATCTCGTGCCATGCCCGGCACATTTCAAAGCATAGAGTCTTACAGAAACAAGCCTTGGAGAAATGCTGGTTTAGGCCGGTAGCCGTCTCTGTGCGCTGGCGTTTCTGGGCAACGAGGCTCGTTTCTATAAGGTAACTACCGATATGAATAATCCGTCAATTATTCCTGCCTTTGATTTCCGCGATATGGTTGTCATGTCAGAAAACAAGGTGATAACCACATCGCTTAAAGTCGCTCAATATTTTGGTAAGCGGCATAAAGATGTATTAAGGGCAATTCGTAATCTGAAATGCTCCAGTGATTTCACCCAGCGCAATTTTGCGCCCATTGATTTTATTGATAAAAATGGTGATATCCAGCCAATGTACAATATCACACGCGACGGTTGCATGATGTTGGTTATGGGTTTTACAGGGAAAACTGCCACCGCTATCAAAGAGTGCTATATCAATGCGTTTAACTGGATGGCAGAACAGCTAAATCGCCGACTGTCTATCGGCGAAGAGATGCAGCATCGGTTTGCTATTAAAGAAACTCGGTCAAAACTGAAAGGCACTATTGGCAGTCGATTAATGAATGAGCGAAAGAAAGAAAAGCCCATTCTTGCTGTAGAGCACGATCACATCATGAAGATTACAGCCCCAGCGATGCTAGCCATTATGGAAGGCAAAGATTGATCACAAGTTGAGAGCCACTTTCACAAGAGGCCTAGAGTGAAAGCTAAAAAATTCCATGATTATTAATGGTATTGTGATGATACACAGACCAGCATGGGAGAATGAAATGTCACACAGCACTCTAATGAGAACCATCGTGCTTAAACATGAACAGCATGGAGATTTCAAATTCGAAATTTATCTTAGTGATAAATATTACGCCGCTGATATTCAATCTCGTAATGGAGATGGCCGGTGGGAACAATTTAAAAATGGTTATGGATTTTCCAAAGCAAATGATATCGATGAAGCGGAGGCTGGCTGCAAGATATTTATCGAAAACCTTGGTAAGTAACACTGAAACCGACTCCGGCCATTTTTTTATATCTAAGCCACTGGCCTAATAAGCCGGTGGCGTTTTTATTAGTGGCAAAGCGGAAAGAATATGAAGGCTCAGTTTAACGACTGGGCCTTTTTTATTGGCAATAAATCACCGCGCTATCGCAAGCGCAAATCACTCAGAACCTTTCAGGATGACCCTTGAGGAACCGGCTGGCTGTCGGAGCCTTCTGAGGGCCGTATTCCTGTGCGAACAAGGTTCATCTTAAAAGGTAACACCGATGACTTATCCAACCGTAGTAGTAAACGGCGTATCTGTTCGTGTTGATGAATATGGACGCTATAACCTGAATGACTTGCATGCGGCGGCTGTAGCAAATGGAGATGCGACAGAATCACAACGGCCCGGCGTATTTATTAAGAGCCAACAGGTGAAACGATTTGTTCAGGCATTAAGCGATGCAACAAAAAGTGCATCGGTCAAAGTTATAAAGGGCGGACTGAAGCAGGGAACGTGGGCGCTTGAGTTGGTAGTAATTCGATATGCTGCTTGGCTAAAACCTGAGTTTGAAATTCGCGTCTATAACACTTTTCGCGATGCAGTGATAAACGGACTGGGTGCGATGAATAGGCTTAATCGCCTGGACTTAATCATTAACACTGAAGTTAAAGAGATAAGCTCCTGCGCCAGAAAGATGAATGGTTGGGGAGTAGGCGGACGTAAGCGGTTATTGCTTACCGCAAGAGAACGTCTCGTAGAAAGCATTGATCCTGATATGGTAGCAATCATGGAAGGCAAAGACTGATCACAAGTTGAGAGCCACGATAATACCTATTATATAAAATAATTTAATAACTACTTGGTTAGTTAAATTATACACTTATCCACGTTGACCAATTGGTCAACAAAAACAGTGGTTTACAATTAATTTCCCTCGTGAGATTGTATTTCTGACTTAACTACATTCGAGGCGAAAATGACTGAATTATCTGCGTTAGCAAAAGAGCTTGGTATCACTGAGGAAGATCTGGAAGAAATGGATCTCAATCCAGAAGATTTGGGTGAGGATTATGGTAATTCAGGAGAAATGCTTTATTCATATTATTTTAAAGTACCTGAGTCGACACCAGAGCATGTGCTTAAAGATAAAGGATGGAAAGTCGGAGAAACAGTTTATGTTTCTATAAATACATTTGATGAACCTGATCATTATGACGAAACCGAGTAATGAGTGAATTTATTTAATTTAAACCTCACCTCCATTCCTCAAAGATGCTTAGCATCTGAGAGATAATCGAGATTGCTAAAAAGCATATAGAAGATACCTGAGAAGAGATAAACCTCGTGATAGTTTCACCGACCAACAACAAGCCACTGGCCTTATAAGCCGGTGGTTTTTCTTTTGGAGCAACGCTATGAAGTTAAATGCAGAGTTACTTGTAATACGCGGAGTTATTTCCTCACTTGATGAGCAACAACAAGCCAAGGTGGCTGAGTGCCATAAACACCTAAAAAATACTGTCGATGAATACAAAGGTGAAGATGAGGTTCTCATCGCTCTTACTCTTCTTATGGCTGAGATTAGCGCGGAGCTTGAGTAAATAAATAGGTGAGCTTGAATATGGCCACTCTCAAAGATTTATCCAATCAGCTACAGGCGATAAAAAAACAGATCCCCTTTGCTGCTGCTCAGGCGCTAACAAGTGTTGCACGCCAGATTGCCGCCGCTCAAAAAGTGGGTATGCAGCGTAATCTGGATAATCCGACCCCTTTCACCGTTAATTCTGTCGGCTCGTTTGGTGCCCGCAAGGACCGATTACAGGCCAAAGTATTTGTGCGTGATATTGCTGCCAGTTATCTCGAACCGTTCGAGTTCGGCGGTCAGCACAAGCTTAATGGTCAGGCGCTACTTAACCCTAAGAACATTAAGTTGAATAAGTTCGGCAACTTAGCCCGCAATAAAACGCAGCAGCTCAAGGCTAAAGAAAATGTCTTTGTGGGGGAGGTGAATGGCGTTAGTGGTTTCTTTCAGCGTAAGAAAGGCAAGAAGAGCAAAAAGGCTAAGAAGCGTCAGAAGCGCTCTCCTAACGGGGTGCATAGAGCCAGGCAGAAGCAGAGAGCGCCTAAGCTACTGATTCAGTTTGGTGATGCATTGGCGGTTAAAACAACGCTTGGATACTTCGACCGGGCGAATGCAATGGCACAGGCTTTAATGCCCGGTGCATTAAGTCAGGCAATCGAGCAGGCATTGAAGACAGCGAAATGATGTTATTTAGTCATTTAATTTGATCCATATGGAAACTTTATTTTCATGAACTAGGCTAAAGGTGCTGATTTTTTCAGCGCGCCTATTTCACTTAAATTAAGAGATAATTCAATGACTAAGTATTATGTAAACAGTAAAAAGCAAGATAATGGAGATAACGAAGTACACACTGCTGAGTGTAGGTTTTTACCTTCATCCGATAACCGTGTATATCTGGGGGAATTTTCTTCTTGTAGTCCCGCTGTTACAGCAGCAAAAGATAAAGGCTACCATGCAAATGGTTGCATACATTGCTGCAAGCCGTGTCACACCTCTTAGATAATATTTGTGAGCCGTTTAATTACGGCTCTTTACACTTTTTCTGATATCTATTAGAAAGATGCTTAGTTGATTAACAGTTATTTTCCCTTAGTATTTTTTTGGGTCCTTCCTGCGACTTTTCTAATGTACGGGCATTGCGCGCCGTGCAGTTTTACCAGCTATAAATTTTTCATTTTGTGTCCCATGTCCCACGCGCATAGTTATGCAAATGCAACCGTCAGCCCTTACGCAGCGCGGTTGTAGCTGTTTTTCTGCGTGGGACATTTTAGATGGGACACAAAAAAATGTCCCACGTAAATGTCCCACGGCAATGTCCCATGTCCCACAGAGGCAATTTTCACCATGAGCACAATGACGCAGATTGATTATGCCAAGCATGCAGGTGTGGATCGGAAGACGGTGAGCCGCTGGATAAAGGCGGGAAAATATATTGTTCTTGATGGTGATCTGGTCAACGTTGAGGAAAGTGATAAAGCGATGGCGACTTTACGCGACAGCAAAGATCCCCGCACTAAAAACGCCAGCAAGAATAAGCCCGTAAAAGTTACCGCTGTCGATACTGATGACAATACTAATACGGCCGTCAAAGAGATCATGCTGGCCAATGGTGTCGAATGGACACGAGAAGAAGCCAGCAGAGTAAAAGAGAATTACCTGGCGCTATTAACCAAGTTGGAGTTTGAGAAAGAAGACGGGCAGCTGGTGGAACTAACGGCCGCAGAAGATATTTTGTTTAGCGCTTTTCGTGAACAACGCGACGCCTGGATGAACTGGCCGTCAAGGGTGGCTCCTTTGATGGCGGCTGACTTGGATGTTCCTGCCGACAGAATGACCGAGGTGTTATTAGCATATGTCCACAAACACATCTCTGGCCTCGGCGAACCTGAGTTTAACGCAGAGCAAACATGACCGGTTACTTCGCAGCGTTCGCAAGGGATGGACACCACCACCGCGCATTAGCGTACCTGACTGGGCTGACCGCTACCGTAAACTGGCAAAAGAGGCGGGGAGTACATCAGGAAATTGGGAAACCACCACGGTAGAGATTGCCCGTGGCCCGATGTTGGCGGCGACGGAATCAGGGGTGCATATCATCACCGTGATGTGCTGCACCCAGTTGATGAAAACAGCATTGCTGGAAAATCTGTTTGGTTACTTTGCGCATCTCGATCCCTGTCCAATGTTGTTATTACAACCCAAAGAAGACGCCGCCGAGCAATTTTCGAAAGAACGAATTACTCCCTTAGTCAGGGTGACACCGGCACTTCGCCAGTTGGTGGGCGGTAACAAACAGAAAAATTCAAAAGAGACATTGCTATACAAATCCTTTACCGGTGGGTTTCTGGCACTGGCGGGGGCCGGTAGCCCAGATAACCTTGCCCGTCGCCCGATCCGTGTATTGCTGGCCGATGAGGTAGATAAGTATCCAATCACCCGTGAGGGTGACCCGATAACGCTGGCAGAAGAACGCACCGCGACCTTTGGTCTGAATTGGCTATCTGTCCGGGCCTGCTCTCCGACCGTTGAAGATGAAAGCCGAATAGCGGCCAGCTATGAAGAGTCGGATCAGCGTCGGGCATCGATAGCATGTCCACACTGTGGTCACCGCCAATTCCCTGATTTCTTCAAGCATGTTCACTGGCCATCAGAGGGAGACAAGCACCATACAAAATTAGCCATGATCCACTGTGAAAGCTGTGGTTCTGGCTGGTCAGAGGGTGACCGGCTAAGAGCGTTACGCACCATCCAATGGCATCAGACCAAGCCATTTGAATGTTGCGACCAGCGCCATGTACCGCTAAATGCTTATGAGCAAGCCTGGCATGTTGATGATCAGACGGCGCTGGGTGTTGTATGGCGCTGGTCTGAATCTGAGCGCCACGCGGTGCATCGGGCAGTTTGTCCCATTTGCGGTAAGTTGGGGGTTGATAATATCCACGCCGGTTTTCAGGCCTCCAAGTTATTCAGCCCGTGGCAGAAAGATAAACCGTCTGATATCGCTGCTAAATACCTTAAAGCCAAGGGTGATCCGGATAAGGAGCTAGCCTGGTGGAATACCCAGATGGGCCTGCCTCATCGACCCAACTACGGTAAACGTCTGCCAGTAGATGAACTGCTGGCGCGAAGAGAAGTATTTGATGCTGAAATACCCGAAGGTGTTGCCGTCCTGACCGCAGGTATTGATACCCAGGCTGACCGGTTAGAAATTGAAGTGGTGGGTTGGGGTAAAGATGAGGAGAGCTGGTCTGTGGCGTTTGACGTTATTGAGGGTGATCTTGAAACGGCTGAACCCTGGCTCAGGCTCGATGCTTATCTCAAGCAAATCTGGCGGCGCTCGGATGGTCGAGGTTTTACCATCATGGCGGCCTGTCATGACTCCGGTGGCAACCACACACAAAAGGTCTATGAGTTTGCCAAAGAACGTCTGGCTCGGCGGATATGGGCCATCAAAGGGGAGTCAGCTACTGGTGGTAAGCGCTCTCCTATTTGGCCTAACAAACGGCCGACCTCAAAGAATCGGTCGCAGTTCCGCCCGGTCATTATTGGGGTGAACTCGGCAAAAGACTCCATCCGCGCCCGTCTTCATCTGGATAAGCCCGGCCCCGGTTATATGCATTTTTCAACCGATCGGGATATGGGCTATTTCAGCCAGTTAACCGCTGAACGGCTGGTGATGAAAGAGGCGGCGGGGCAGCGTTACAGCGTATGGGAATTACCTCACGGCAAGGCTAACGAAGCGCTGGACTGTCGGGTTTATGCCTACGCAGCGCTGGCGGGTTTGTTCCATTTGGGCCTGAAATTAAACACCCGTGCAATGCTGATTGAATCCGAACCCGATAAAGTTTTGCATCCTGCTCGTTTTGAATCAGAAGAAAAAACCAGCCTGCGCCTACCGGGGGCCATTATTCAGGAAGCTGAACCTCCTACCACAAAAAGCATCGCCAGCCGATTGGCATAAGGATTTCTATGTTCCATGCAAACACCAGCCTGCTGGCCGGTGCGATGAGTCGTGCCCAATTGCAAGAAGCATTAAACCGTGCGCAGCAAGCCTATATCGAATTATCCACGGGTTCAAAAGGCGTCTCTTTCTCCTATGCGCAAGGGGATGGTACTCGCTCAGTGACCTATCAGCCGACTGATATCGGTCAACTGATGGGATTAATTCAACTTCTTCAGGCCCAGCTAGGCATCGTTAAACATCCCCGTAGGGCGTTAAGGTTTCGTTATTGATGAAAAACCCAGTAAGGATTTTAGGTCCTGACGGTCGCCCCTTGCCGCCATCCCAATCAAGGGTATCAATGCTAAATGGCTCCAGTGGTGTTCCCTATGACGCTGCTGATCAATTCAGTGACACTATGGCTAACTGGCAACCATCACTATGGTCACCAGACAACGAAATTAATCCCTCCCGTAATCAGGTTGTTGCTCGTGTTCGTGACATGGTGCGCAATGATGGTTGGGCCTCGGGCAGCGTGACCCGCATTTTGGATAATGCCGTGGGGGCGTCTTTTCGTCCGCTTGCCAAAGTCGATTATCGAACTCTGGCGCTGATGACTGGCAATCCTCAATTTGACGCGAAATGGGCGGATGAATATGGACGGGCCATTGAATCAGGCTGGCGAATTTGGGCGAATGACCCAAACCGTTATTGTGATGTGGAAAGAAAGAAAACCGTCGCGCAACTACTGCGGCTTGGTTTCCGCCACAAGCTGACTGACGGTGACGCGCTCTGTGTGATGCAATATCGACCTGACCGCCTTGGCTATGGTCGGGCGCAGTATGCCACGACCATGCAAATCATTGATCCCGACCGGCTAAGCAATCCGCAAGAGAAATTCGACATGCCGAATATTCGCGGTGGGATAGAAATTGATGAGGATGGTGTCCCTATTGCTTATCACATCCGCAAAGCTCATATCGGTGACTGGTGGAGCGGTAAAGAAACCATGACCTGGGAGCGCATCCAGCGTGAAACTGACTGGGGCCGCCCCATCGTTATTCATGACTTTGATAGCGATCGGGCCTCCCAGCATCGCGGTATCAGTATTTTCACTCCCATCGTCCAGCGCCTGAAAATGCTGATTAAGTACGATGAAGTGGAATTGCAGTCATCAATCCTGAACTCCATTTTCGCTGCTTTCATCACGTCGCCTTATGACCCCGGTCTGGTTGCAGAATCTCTCGATACGGGTGATGACGTGATTAAGTATCAGAAAATGCGTCGGGAATATCACGACGAAAAACGCCTTTCATTACAAGGTGGTGCACGTATTCCGATACTGGCACCCGGTGAAAGTATGACCGCGCTTAATGCGGTTCGACCAACCAGTAACTTTGTCGCCTTTGAAAGTGCCGCGCTGAGAAATGTTGCGGCGTCATTGGGGATATCTACTCAGCAACTGACTCAAGACTGGTCCGATGTTAACTACAGTTCCGCGCGTTCCGCCATGCTGGAAGCGTGGAAAACGCTGACCCGCCGCCGCGATGACTTTGCGGCAGGGTTCGCTCAGCCCATCTTGTCGTGCTTTATCGAAGAATTACATGACTTAGGTGAGGTTCCTTTACCTGCTGGCGCACCTGATTTTCTCGCGGCGAAAGCGGCATATTGCCGTGCTCAATGGATGGGGCCAGGGCGGGGCTGGGTTGATCCGGTGGCTGAGAAGAAAGGGGCCATTCTTGGCATGGAAGCCGGACTCTCTACTCTCGAAATGGAGGCGGCTGAAAACGTGGGTGAAGACTGGGAGGAATTGCTGGATCAGCGCCAGCGAGAACGTGAGGCATATATTGAACGTGGATTGCCGATCCCTACATGGTTGCAAGCTGAAACCTTTGCACCCGATCAGCCTACAGCCAACCAACAACAAAAATCGGAGGCACCGTGAATCTTCCACATTTAGCCCAGCGACTGTTTAACACCCCGTTGGCACTTCATCCGCACAAGGCTGAAGTCGTTATGGCGGCGTTGACTGACCGGTTCGGCCTGACGCGCATTCAGTCGAATGCCGATTGGGCCGACGAAGAGGATGATTTCTTTTCACGCAAGGGTCGTGATTGTGGTTATGACGTCATCGAGGGCATAGCAGTTATTCCGATTCAGGGCACGCTGGTGCAAAAGTTAGGCACCTTGCGACCCTACAGCGGCATGACCGGCTATGACGGTATTCGCGCCAGCTTTCTGACTGCAATCAATGATGATGCTGTTAAGGGCATTTGTTTTGATATCGATTCACCGGGCGGAGAAGTCGCCGGCTGTTTTGATTTGGTTGATGAAATTTATGCTGCCCGTGGCGCTAAACCCATTTGGTCAATCCTGTCCGAAAATGCCTATTCAGCCGCTTATGCACTGGCCAGTGCCGCAGATCGGATTATCGTCCCGCGCACCGGGGGGGTTGGCTCTATCGGCGTCATCGTGATGCATGTTGACTGGTCACAGCGCATAAAAAGCGATGGGGTACAGGTCACGATCATCACTTTTGGCAGCAGAAAAGCTGAATCAAATCCCTACGAAGCATTAAGCGAAGAGGCAAAGAAGTCCATTCAGTCTGATGTTGACGAGATGGGTCGCTTGTTCGTGAATACCGTTTCCCGCAATCGCGGGATAGCAGAGAGAACCATCAGAGACACCGAGGCGGCATGTTTCTTAGCGGCTGATGGTGTGCAGTTGGGGCTGGCTGATCAAGTTGCCCCGCCTGATGTCGCATTCCGCGATTTATTAACATTGGTTGGAGAAAGATAATGGCGAAAATTAAAGGTTTTTCACACCTGTTTGGTCGAGGGGCCAAAGCAACAGAAGAGACTGAGGACGATAAGGACAAGGCCAAAAAAGCCAAAGGTCGTCAGGCTGAAGAGGATGAAAAAGATCCTGAAGCCGAAGAGAGTGATGACGACTCAAACGATAATCCTGATGATCAGGATAATAAGGACCCTGATGCTGAGGACGACAGCGATGATGCTGACGCGGATGAAGGGAGTGACGATGACGGTGATGATGACACCGAAGACCGTAACGTTAAAAAGGGGCGTCGTGCTGAGCGTAACCGTTGTGCGCGTATTTTCGGTAGTAAGCATGCTACCGGGCGCGGTGATTTAGCGGTCTCTCTGGCACTCAATTCTGGCATGAGTTCCGCCGCCGTGATCCGGGTGCTTGCCTCCACTACCGCTACAGCACCGGCATCTGCCAGCGCTCCGCGCAAACGCTCGTTGGATGAACGGATGCAGGCAGTAGGTAATGCTCAACCCGGTCAGGACGCCGTTGCAGCATCAAAAGGTGCATCAATGGTCACTAGAATGACCAGTCTCTATGACTCAGCAAAAGGTAAAAAATAATGGATAACTTCGGCCAAAATGCATTTCAACCGGGCATGCGCTCATCGTTGTTTATGCCAGACCAGTTAGTCTCTGGGACATTACAACTGGTCACTGATACTGGCGTTATTGCTCAGGCGGCTACGATACATTTGCGGGGCACAGTGCTGGGTAAAATTACGGCATCAGGTGAGTACGTCAAGTCTGTTAAGACCGCCACCGATGGCAGTGAGGTTCCGGTCGCCATCCTCGTTGATGATGTGGATACGACAACAACATCTCAGCGCGGAGGCGTTTATTTGATGGGGCAATTCAATCAAAACCGCATTATTCATGATGCTTCATGGACGCTGGCTGAATTAAAAACCGATCTACGGACCTACTCAATCTTCCTCGAAGACAGTATCCAGGCTCCAGTCTAAAACCTAAATTCCTTACTTTGCACCCAATGCCATTCACCTGGTAGGGGCTTACTCGTCCTCAATCTTTGTCTGGCGGCTCTGGCTGCCAGAAAATCAAAAGAGATACTACATGAATATTTTTGATACCAACGCGTTGGTTCAGGTTGTTCCTAACCTAAAAACTAGCCAAAACTGGCTACTGGATCGCTTCTTTCCCAACATCGTTACCTATGAGACTGAAGAGGTTTCAATTGATGTGGACATTGGTAAGCGCCGCCTGGCACCTTTTGTATCGCCGTTAGTCGCTGGGCATTTGGTTGAAAGCCGAAAATATCAGACCAATACCTTTAAGCCTGCTTACATTAAAGATGTGCGGGTTCCAGATCTGCGCAAACCAATCCGCCGTCAAATGGGCGAACGTATTGGGGGGGAGTTCACCGCGACTGAACGTGAGATGCTCAATATTCAATTTGAAATGGAAGATCAAATTGACATGATCAACCGTCGTTTGGAATGGATGGCGGCCAGTGCACTGACTAAAGCAAAAATCATGGTCGTGGGTGAAGGGTTTGAAACGGCTGAGATTGACTTTGGCCGCTCAAGTTCTTTGACGATTACGCTGAGTGGGTCAGATAAATGGCCTTTATCTGTCGCCGCCGGTGCAACCAATACCCAGCCATCAGATGATATTGAAGATTGGCAGACGCTGATGTTGAAAGAGTCAGGTGCGGTGGCCACGGATTTGGTATTTACCACCTCTTCCTGGAAAGCATTCCGGCTGGATACCACCATTAAAGACAATGCCATCACGTTCCCGGCATTGAGTCCGTTTGGTAATCAGGTTGATGCGGGGCCGCGCGTCAATAAAGGCGCGGTTTATAAAGGTCGCTGGGGCAACTTTGATTTGTGGCTGTATAACGATTGGTTTATTGACCCTGTTGATGGCATTGAAAAGCCGATGATCCCCAATGGTGCCGTATTGATGTCAGGTGCTGACCTGATGGGCACTCGTGCCTTTGGTGTCATTCTGGACCCTGCATTTAATTATGGGCCTCTGGCTTTTGCACCTAAATCATGGGTTATGCCCGATCCCGCGCAACGTTACCTGTTGATGCAATCTGCTCCGCTGGTCATTCCAAGCCGGGTAAATGCCTCCCTTTGTGCAACGGTGGTGTGATATGGCTAAAACTTCAGGTAAGCAGCAAGCCAGCATTAGCGAACTGGGCGGCTTGCCGCCTGAGTTCGAAGCTGACACCCCGCAGGAACAGATTGTTGCGACGGATAACAGCGAAACGCAGCCTGATCCTGAGGTAAAAAAAGAGACATCAACGAGTGAGGAACCACCTAAAACACCTGAGATATCAGATGATCAGAACAAAGTTTCTGGTGAGTCTGAGACTCAGGAAAAAACCACAGAGAGTGAGCTGGGGAGTGATGACCCAGCGGATGACTCTGACGAGATGGAACTGGTGGTGGTAAAAGGCCAGACCCTGCGTCATAGCGGGAAAACTTATGCGGAGAATAGCCGTTTATTCCTGCCGTGTAGCGACGCCAGTCGGTTGATTGATTTGGGGGTGGTTGCTGATGTGAAAGCGTTACGGCAACAGGAAGCGCGCATTTCTGGCCCCTCAATCACCGTCGATGATGGTGTGAAGATAAATCGAGGTAGCTGATGGGTATCAACTGGGATCAGCATCTTCTCGCACCCTTGCATTCGGTGTTTGGTGACCCGGTTGATTACCGCCCCCAAGGTGGTAAGCCAACTTATACCATCAGCGGCATCTTTGATCGGGCCTATACGACCATCAACACGCTGGATGACGGTAGCACCATTAACACCACCAACCCCGTTTTAGGGGTAAGGGATAGCGAGTTTCATTCACCCCCCAAACAAGGGGACCGGGTATTTATTGGCATTGTTGCTAATGAGCCGGTCAATACCTTGTTTGCTGTAGCGGATGTCCAGCCGGATAGCCATGGCGGGAGCAAACTCATTCTTAATCGAGTGAAAACATGAATACAGCGCAAATAAGGCAACTGGTTGTTACTGCTATCAAGGGGAATACAGATGCAGAGACTCGCGTCTATTCCCCGCGTGACTGGCCGACCACTGAGGATATGTATCCGGTTATTTTGGTGCAAACCCTTATCGAGGAAAAGCAGTCATTAGGCCGTAACGCTCCCCAATTCAATACCATCACCACCGTGCGCATTACAGGCCGGTTGCAGGAGTTGGACGGTGAGAATGAGAATGACGGGGCGAACAAGGCAGAATTGGCACTCGAGCGATTGCGAGAACAAATTGAACGAGCGGTAATCAACAGTTACGACCTTACACGCCAAATACAGCAGTTTGCCCGAGTTCGCTCAACCATTGATCTGGATTCGAGTGGTGAAGGCCATCTGGCTCAATTATTGATGGAACTGGATATCGAGTATTACCAGGGGCCGGAAGATTTCTATCCCATTAATGCCGACAGATTAGACGGTATAGATGTCACGATCGCCATGCCAGATGGCACCACCGAACCTGTGGTTTCAATAGACCTTTCGGAGTAAATCCCATGCATGTTAAACCCGTAGCCGGTCGCGCTGTACGTGACCCGGTTAAGGGCACCTTTTTGCCTGAATCTGGCACAGAGGTTCCCGATAATTCATTTTGGCGTCGTCGCTTAAACGACGGTGATGTGGTGCGCGAACAACCTAAAGAGGTTAAACCTGCGCCAGAAGCAACCAAAGCGGAGAAAACCAAATAATGACTATTCCCTTTACTAACATTCCGAGCAATCTTCGGACACCGCTTTTCTTCGCTGAATTTGATAACTCACAGGCGAACACGGCGACAACGACGCAGCGAACTTTAATCATTGGACAGATGTTGGATTCAGGCTCGTTACCTGCGGATATTCCGGTACTGGTTTCCTCAGTGGCCACCGTCGCGGGACAATGTGGTGCGGGTTCAATGTTGCATGGGCAGATGGCGGCTTATCTGGCCAATGATATTGCTGGTGAGGTTTATATTTTGCCGTTGGCTGATACCGAGGCAATGGTTGCTGCAACAGGCAAAATCACATTAACCACTCCCGCATCGGCTACGGGGGTGATCTCATTGTATATAGCGGGCATCCGGGTGCAGGTTGCTGTTGTTGCCACCGATGACATTGCTTCGGTTGCTGCGGCGCTGACCGCCGCCATCAATGCGGCTACGGTTTTGCCGGTGACGGCTACCGTGACTGCGGGGGTGATTACCTTAACCGCTAAAAACAAAGGTGCCCACGGTAACACGATTGATTTGCGGCTGAATTATCTGGGCGGTGCTGGCGGCGAAACTACGCCGGATAGCCTGGTGCTGACATTTACACCCATGGCGGGCGGCGCGGGCGCACCTGAACTGGATGATGCCTTGGCTAATTTGCAGGATCGAACCTTTGATTTCATCATTAACCCGTACACTGACACGGATTCATTGAATAAAATCAAAGAGTTTCTGTCAGACAGTACCGGTCGCTGGAGCTATGCAGAGCAGTTGTACGGTCACAGCTTCGCTGCTCAATCGGGGACTTATGGCCAACTGACAGCCGCAGGCGAATTGCGTAATGATCAGCATGCTTCTCTGTTGGGAGTAAATGGCTCGCCAACACCGAGTTATATCTGGTCAGCGGCTTATGTTGGCGCTATTGCGCAAAGTCTGCGTAACGACCCCGGACGCCCGTTACAAACTTTGGCAATCAGTGGTGTACTGGCTCCCCCGCTGGCCAGCCGCTTTACCCTGACCGAGCGTAATAACCTGCTGCACAGTGGGATCTCTACCGTGACAGTTACCGACGATGGCACAGTACAGGTAGAAAACATCATCACCACCTATCAAAAGAACAAGTATGGCGCGGAAGATGACAGCTATTTGCAGATTGAGACTTTGTTCTTATTGATGTTTGTCACTCGCTACCTACGAACTCAGGTGACCTCGAAGTTTGCTCGCATGAAGTTGGCTGCCGATGGTACCCGCTTTGCCCCAGGCTCGGCCATCATCACGCCGAATATTATTCGTGCCGAGCTGATTGCTCAGTATCAGACACTGGAATTTAATGGCTATGTGCAGGATGCCAAAGGGTTTGCCAAGGGATTGATTGTCGAAAAGAGCGCCAGCAACCCTAATCGAGTTGATGTGCTGTGGACGGGAGTCCTGATCAATCAGTTGCGTATCTTCGCCGTTCTTAACCAATTCCGCCTTCAGGCATCCGCATAAGGACTCATTATCATGGGTGATACATCCAATCGCCTCGCGGGGACAGCTTATGTCACCGTTGACGGCCTGACTATCATGGTTGCGGGGCAATTCAAATACAGCCCCTCAAAATACAAGCGTGAAACCCTGACGGGAATGGATGGGGTGCACGGTTACAAAGAAACCTTTAATGCCCCGTTTATTTCCTGCCAAATCCGTGACGGTGGCGGCACGTCGATCAGCGATTTTAACGATCAGACCAATGTCAATATTGTCTGTGAGCTGGCCAATGGTAAAACGATTATCGGCAGTGGTATGTGGTCGGTAAATACCCAAGAAGTGGATAGCACTGAAGCGACTGCTGATATTCGCTGGGAAGGGGGTTCTGTATCGGTGACGGAGAACTAAGATGTCTGAATTAGAACGCACTAAAACAATTACGTTGGTTAAGCCTATTTCTCATGAAGCCACTAAAACCACTTATGAGGCTATCGAACTCAGTGAACCGATATTGATTCAGGTTCAGCAGTTTTATGACGAGCAAGCTAAATCAGGGGCACTCAGTGCGATGGGGTTACTCATTTCTTTGGTGTCTAATGTACCGCGTGAAGCCATCAAAAAAATGGCTTTCACCGACTACAAAGTCTGTGAGGTCTACATGATGAGTTTTTTAGCCTACTCCCCCCAGGCGGAGAATGGGGTAACGAACTAGCGGATGTGACTTATTACTATGGGTGGGGGCCAGCAGATGCCTGGTCCCTGACCTATAGCCGATTACAGTGGTGGTATCAGCAGGCTAATCGGATAAATCAAATTAAGGTGAGTAGTCATGGCTAATGCTTTTGATTTTGAACTGGTGGCCAACGATCAGGTAACGGCGACTATCCATCGTATTGACGAGGCAGTAAAGAAGCTGGTTCCTCAGTTGGATAAAACCCGCGATGGTTTAAAACTTGGTGGGCAAGAGTCAGTCGAAGGTCTGGATAGTATCAACGATAAACTACAAGGAATGGGACAGTTTGCTCGTGAAGGCGTCCAGTTTATCGGTGATCTGGTACCACCGTTGAAGATGGTCGGGGAGTTAGGCGGTAAGGCGCTAAAGTTTGGCGGTATAGCGGCGGCTGGTGGATATGTCATCCACGGGCTAGCTAAAGGTTTGGGCGAGGCTGCGGGTAACGCCTATCAACTGGATACGGCGGCAAAAAATGCCGGTATGTCAGTTGATAATTTTAGCCGGATCAGCGGCGCAATGCAGATTTTAGGGGCGGATAGCGATTCGGCACGTCAGTCTGTTGAGGGGCTATACAAGACGTTTAATGATCCGTTATGGGCGCGTAACGATGTGGCTCAGGAGTTATTGGCTCGGAACGGAGTGGTTATTGAACGCCTTAAAGATGGCACGGCAGATGTCTATAAGACGCTGGACAACGTGGCCAAGATATTCCCTAAACTGTCGCCCCAGACGCAAAAAACATTGGCTGATGCCTTAGGCTTGGATGAAAACCTGCTGACTTTAATGCGCGAAGGCTCCAGATATAAAGATCTGTTGGCAAAGGCTGATAAATTCGGTTTAACGGTTGACCCCCAAACCAATGCACAACTCACCGAACTGGATCGCCAATTATCTGAGGTGAGTGCTGCCTGGGATGGGTTAAAGCAGCGTGGTCAGAATAAGTTCTACGGTGCTATTTTGTCAGATGGTTCAGTTAAAGACGGAATAGAAGGTGTCACTGATATAGTCACTAACGGTATTGACAGTATTTCAGTTGCGCACTTTTTAGGGCTAAACAGGGGAAAAGAAGCGGATCAGTTACGCCGTGGTTATAACGACCCCGAATTTTATAAAAAACTGAGTGAATGGGATAAGGTTGGCTCAGATTACGGAATAATGACTGATGGTTACCGTAAAAAGTATGAGCAACATTATGGCCCCGGAGATGAGCAAGAAAAACAAAATCTGGTAGCCCCAGTCAATATGCCTTATATGCCTTTTAGTGAAGATCAGCAGCAGGCGAGACTAAAACAGTTAGAGTCGCAGTATAACCTTCCCACCACAATTCTTGATCGTGTCTATCAGGCGGAGTCCGGTCGGGGGAAAAATCTCTTATCGCCAAAAGGTGCACAGGGGCCATTCCAGTTTATGCCGCCAACGGGTAGAGATTATGGCTTAAACTCGATGGATGACCGCATGGACTTCAATAAATCCAGCGAAGCGGCCGCAAAATATCTGGCAGATCTACTCAAAGATTTTGATGGTGATGTGAATAAGGCGGTAGCTTCCTACAATTGGGGGCAGAATAACGTCAAGAAACATGGATTAGGAAAAGCACCCACTGAAACGCGTAACTATCTCCAGAAGATTATGCCGGGCTTACCCGCCATTCACCCTCAGCAAGGCGAGTTAACTACCGGCCTCTCGGATATTAACGCATTACCTCCAACATCTATAAACGGTCCACAACAAAGCTATGTTGGTGGTGCTGATCAGATTGCCAGCGCTATCGCCCAAGCTATGAGAGATAACAAAGCAGAGGTAGAACTGACGATTATTGATAGTAGAACGGGTGAACGTCGGGTTATTGCTGGGAATCAAAGTGGAAAGGTGGCAACTTCCATGAACTATCCATAACCTGATAGTATGTGAAAAATACAATTTTAGGGGATAGAGATGAGTGCTTGGCAAACTTTGTTATTTTTATTCTTTGTTTTTCTGGTGGCTTTATTTTATTCATTCAAAAAAGAACCATCCAGAAAGAGGACTGTAATGAGGTTTATTGCAATAGGGATTGCGGTCTGTGGAGGGATAATATTCTTTATACTTTATAATAAAATGCAAGAGTTAAAAGTGTGCCCCAGTGATGTAAATAATTTTTATGCGAAGAATGGAACACTATGTTTTAATTATCAAAATGTATCAAAAATGCTTAATGAGCAAAAGCAGATGGAAATTGCCAGCTTCAGGATTGTTAATCCTAATCTAGTCGTCATAGAAACACCCAATAATGGCCGGTTCAAAATAACAAAGGAATCCGGTGAGGATGGGTTTTATATTAATCCACTGGAATGAAAAGTTATAAATAATTGCCGAAGATACTGACCCGCCTTGTGCGGGTTTTTTCATTTCTGGAGGGGATAAATGTCACTGATCAGCAATGCACTTTCTGATTTATTAGGTACCGGTGGTGATAGTTGGCAGTGGTCAGAACACCTGCATCCCGCCTCTTTTCGTGGAGTTCCTTTTGCTGTATTGACCGCTGAGGGGGTTTTTGGCCGTCGCCAAGCCATTCATGAATATCCTTATCGAGATACTGCGTGGATTGAGGATTTAGGCCGTGCTACGCGCCGCCTGACTATCCGTGGTTTTCTTATTCAGAGTAGTGGCCTTTATAACGCGCCTGACGTCATGACCCAGCGTGATTCACTGATTGCTGCCTGTGAAATGCCAGATGCGGGAACATTGGTACATCCCACTCTTGGGGAGATGACGGTCAGCATCCCTGAAAGTGGTCTTCGTCTGAATGAAGGGGCTGAGTCAGGGCGCGTTTTTGAATTTACGCTGACCATCATTGAATCAGGCTTGCGGGTATTTTCTGTTACCAGTTCAGCAGATGCGGTTTCGTCTATTCAGTCGTCATGGTTTGGTCTGGCTTCCAAATCCATTGCGACATTTATCGCCACGGTAAAAGGCGAGATCCGTTCTGTCACTCAAACCATCAGAACGCTGAAAAATACCGCTGCCTTTTGGACCAACATGGTGAGTTCTACCACCAGTGAGGCGACAAATCTCGGCAATGTCCTCCGTTCAACCCTCGGGCGTGATCGTTATGGCCGCTTTAATCACGGCACTGTAGGCGGCAGCGTATCGGGGGCTACGGCATCCGTTAGCACGCAGAGCGACACAACGAACCTGTCCGCGCTGGTGGCTCAAAAAATGGCTGTTTCAGTCGAGGGGCGGGCCTCACTTGTTGCTGCTAACGATGCATTGAAAGAGGCTGCGACGGTAGAGGAACATGCCAATGCTGTTCTTGCTGTCGTGAATGCCATCTTGGCCAGCGGAGCCAGCACCCTTGATTTAATCCGCATGATGCAAGAATTAACGGAAGTTGATGACAACACTTTTCGACCCAACCCCAGTGACAGCAATACCGCATCCGCCAGCTACCAACTCATTATTGTGTTGTGTGCCGGTGCGATGGTGTTTGCTGTTTCGCAATATCAACCTGAAAGCTATGACGATGCGGTCGATATATTGACGCGAGTCTGTGATGTTGTAGACAGTGCGGCGCTTTCTGCGGCTGACAGGGGTAATGACGAGGTATACCAGGCATTAAACGACTTGCGCGGCTCTATTGTCACACTGTTGCAGCAGACCGGCGCGAATCTGTCTCGCGTTGAGACCGTCAATTTTAACCGATCATTACCCGCACTCAATCTTGCCAATCGGCTATATCAGGATGCACGACGGGGTGACGCGTTGGTGAAAATGGCTAACCCCGTTCATCCGGCATTTATGCCCATTCGATTTAAGGCGCTGAACTCATGAGTGATGATCTGACATTGCGCATTGGAAATAAATTAATCACTGGTTGGGACAATATCCGGGTCACTCGCAGCATCGAGCGCTTACCGAGCGATTTTAGTCTGTCCCTAATGGATCTTTATCCGGGCAGTGATAACCAGCAGTGGGTTAACCCGGGCGACCCTTGTGTGGTTAATTTGGGGGATGATGTTGTTCTCACAGGCTACATAGACCGCTGGGCACCGATGATCAGTCGTAATCGCCGCGAAGTCAGGGCGACGGGGCGGAGCAAGTGCCAGGACTTGGTTGATTGCTCTGCCGAGTGGCCAAACAATGTGATCAGCCAATCGACCGCGCTACAGATAGCCCAACGGTTAGCGATGCCCTACGGAATTACGGTGTCCAGTGATGTTACTGACCTCGATATTGTTCCCCAATTTACATTGAACTGGGGGGAATCCTCTCAGGAAATTATTGACCGCATAACTCGCTGGGCGGCATTGCTGTATTACGATCTACCCGATGGCAGTTTATATCTCACTCGGGTGGGTACGCGAAAAGCAGCCAGCGGGGTAGCGCAGGGTATCAATATCGAAGACGCTGCGTATAACTCAGGAATGGACCAACGATTTTCTGACTATATCGGCGTTTCGATGTCTGTTAGCCAACTTCAGGAGCAGGTACAGGACGCAGGATACGGTTCAGTTACGCTAGCCAGAAGTCGCGATCCTGAAGCGGCCCAAATGCGTTATCGCAACCGCATTATCATTGTTGAAAGCACCATGAAAGCGCTAAAACTGGCGCAGCAATGCATCGACTGGGAAATGAACCGCCGCTATGGGCGGTCTAAAGAGCTACTGGTAACGGTCGATAGCTGGCGCGATAAAGACGGAAAACTATGGGAACCCAATACGTTAATCCCAATTGATTTACCTGTTTTCGGTCTAAAAGATGAACTCTGGCTGTTATCGGAGGTGACCTATCTCAAAGACGACCACGGCACCGCCGCGCAAATGGTGCTGATGCCCCCTGAAGCCTTCACCGTCCAACCTTATCAGTTTTATTCCAATCTTATGGAGATGAATCAGTGATGAGCGAATCAGGGCAACTAGCCAGGTTATACCGGCAAATAAAAATGATGATCGGGGTGGGACGGGTGACAGGCAGTCATGATGGTGGTTCAGTTCAAACCGTTCAATACCAAACCCCGCTGGAAGTCCGTAGTGATACGCCGAGATTGGCTGAATTTGGTTTTTCGTCCGGGTTACCCGCTGGTACCGATGTGGTGATTGGCTTTCTGGGCGGTGACCGGTCAAGTGCCGTCATCATTGGCTCAAATCATCAGTCATTTCGTCATGTCGGGCTAAATTCGGGTGAGACGGTGATTTACTCGCAGTGGGGGCAATACGTCAAGTTAACCGAAGCAGGCATTATTATTGAAGCCAATGGTCAGCCGGTCACGGTCAATAATGCCACGGAGGTGACGATTAATGCTGCGGTAAAAGTACGGCTAAATACGCCATTGCTGGAGGTCAGCGGCGATATCGTCGATAACGCTGGCAGTAATAGCACCACACTAAAAACCCTGCGAGAAGCCTATAACACCCACAATCACCAACTTAAAAATGTTCAGGGTGGTAGCTCGACATTAACCAGTGAAGTGACGGGTAAGGTGGTTGAATGACAACAGATATCAAAACAGTCTGGGAGCCGGACAAATTGCTGGGCGACTGGCAAACCGGCGGCGGTGGGTTGCTGGATGGTGATGATTTAGAAACCGCTATTTTAATTAGCTTGTTCACGGACCGGTTGGCCCGTAGTGATGACGCTATCGATGGCGATGATCGCCGAGGGTGGTGGGGTGATACCGGATCAGAGTATCCGATAGGTTCTCGTTTGTGGTTGCTTCGCCGCGAAAAACTCACGACTAAAGTCGCATTAAAGGCTGAAGACTATGCCAATGAAGCGCTAGCCTGGTTGCTTGATGATGGTGTGGTAACTGCCATCAGTTCGAATGCTCAGATAGTTTATCCCAACCGCCTTAATCTCATTATCAGCTACCAACAACCCACGCAAACACAGGCGTCTGTTAAATTTTCATGGGTATGGGAGACTTAATACATGCCATTTAATCGCCCCACATTAAGCGAACTGCGCCAGCGCAACCTGTCTTATATTCAATCAGAACTCAAGACGGGCGGTAATTTATTGCGCTTCTCCAATATCGGTGTGATCAGTGATGCTGATGCCGGAATGGCGCATTTACATTATGGTTATCTGGATTATATCGCGCTGCAATCCACGCCTTATAATGCCACCGATGAATATCTCGCTGCATGGGCCGCATTGAAAGATGTGTTTCGCAAACCCGCTAACCCCGCCACCTGTCCTACCGTCGAGTTCAGTGGCACCGCAGGTCGTGTGATTCCCGCTGGTAGCCTGTTAAATCGGGCCGATGGTTACCAGTATCGTCTCGACCATGAGTTAACACTGGGGGCTGGTGGTACCGCCACCGGTTCAATCACTGCTGTACTCCCCAGTGTATTGGATGACACTACGGGCGGCGGTATTGCAGGGAATGCCGATGCAGGAACGTCGCTGACATTGGATGTGGCCATTGACGGTGTTCAGTCAGGGGCTACCGCAATGGTTAAGATATCCGGTGGCGCTGATATTGAGTCAGAGGATGCATTTCGTTCCCGTACGTTACTGGCCTATCAAAACACACCCCAAGGTGGCAACGATACCGATTATCGCGGCTGGGCTTTGGCTGTGCCAGGTGTAACGCGTTGTTGGGTGAAGCGCCGCTTACAGGGGGTGGGCACGGTCGGTATTTATATCATGTGTGATGGCAATGATTCTGGCGGCTTTCCGGTCGGGACTGACGGCGTGTCTCAGCTTGAAGAATGGGGCGCGGTAAAAGCAACCGGCGATCAGGGGCGAGTTGCCGATCATATCTACCCCTTACAACCCATTATTGCCATCATCTACGTTTGTGCGCCAGTAGCGGCACCGGTGAACTTTGTGATTAGTGGTATTTCTACAGCAGATAGCGAAATCACCACAGCAATCAATACAGCTATTGATGAAGTTTTTTTTACTGAGGGTGAACCGGGCGGTAAAATTCTGCTGTCGTCACTGCTGCTGGCCATCGGTGATGTCGCAGGAACCAGTGGTTTTATTCTTGATTCCCCAACAACTAACATCCAGCTTGCAACCGGTCAATTACCTCTCCGGGGCACGGTGACCTACCTATGAGCCGTTATTCTGTAAATGAATATACCGCAGCGCTTCAAGCACTGATGCCGGGCGGTCTGGTTTGGCCGAAAATATCCGGTGGTATTCAAACTGGCACCCTACGGGCACTAGCACGGTCTTATCAACGCAGCGATGAGGATGCCCGCGATCTGCTCGATGCGGCTTTCCCCGCCACAGCTACAGCAATGTTACCCGAATGGGAAGCGACCTTGGGGTTGCCGGAACTCTGTGCTATCGGCGAAGTAGACAGCATGATTCAGCGCCAGCGGGCCGTAATATCGAAACTGTTTGGCATTGGTGGCCAGTCAGTGGCTTATTTTATTCGGGTTGCTGAGGCGCTGGGTTACACCATATCGATTACTCAATATAGACAGGCTTGTTCGGGGATGTCAGTGTGTGGGGACGCATTGAATGGTGAGGAGTGGCCGTTTACCTGGCTGATCACCGCGCCAGAAACCACCATCAATTATGCCCAATGCGGTTTGACTTATTGCAGTGATCCACTGCGTTCGTGGGGAAACAAACAGCTTGAATGTCGGTTAACAGTTTTAAATCCATCCCATACCATTCTTAAATTTGGCTACGTTAGCTAACTAATCACTCTCTATTAATTTTTAAGCGCCTTAACTGGCGAGGGCTTCTTATGCAAAAAATTGGCGATATCCCCAACACGCGCGCCGACAATAATGGCGAGTTTACTGATGGTAATGTTGCTGGTGGCGTACCACCGACAATACTGCCAGCTGAGTGGTTTAATACCATTCAACGTGAATTAATGAGTATTTTGAATGCGGCTGAAATTGAATCAGATCCGCATGTTTTCAATCAAGTTCTTTTGTCCATACAAAAATTAGTTAGCGAAGGTATTCCTGATCTTAAAGACGCCTCATTAACTCAAAAAGGTGTTGTTCAATTAAGTAACGCAACTAACAGCAACAGTCAGATACTGGCAGCCACGCCAAAAGCAGTAAGTGATTTGGGCGCTTTGTTATTAAAAATTACTAATAACCTTTCTGAAATTAAAGACGCTGGCCCGGCTGCGGTTGCACAGACTCTCTTAAACCTTGGTTTGGGCGAAGGTAGTCTAGTTCCCATTGGCATCCCTCTTCCTTACCCGCTAGCTACCCCTCCTACGGGGTTTCTGAAAGTAAACGGTTCATCGTTTAGCGCAGCAACATACCCAAAATTGGCGTTGGCATATCCGTCTGGTGTATTGCCTGATTTGCGCGGCGAGTTTATTCGTGGCTTTGATGATGGGCGTGGTGTTAGGGCAGACCAAAACTTATTGGGATGGCAGGGGGGCGGGATACAAAGCCATAACCATGGGCTCTCGAATTTTGAGATTCGCGGACTAACAGGCGGCCCCACACCAGGTTGGTTTACAAGCGTAAACGGCCTTTCAACAAGTGATTCTGGCGGTGATGAAACTCGCCCACGGAACATTGCATTTAACTACATTGTGAGAGCTTTATAATGACAAAATATTCACTAGATATTGCCGTAGCGCAGTTGGGACAAGATGGTTTATCTATCACTGAGGGTTGGATAGCTGTTTATAGCGCAAGCCCTGACTCACGCGAATACATTGGCGTTAATAATGAGTACCTACCGATGGGCGTCGGATTACCCGCGCGCGGATATGCTGATGCGCCAATATTGCCGGCAAGAGCTGATAAGGCAGTGCGACGTAATGCGGATGGTACAGTGTGGGAAATTGTTGCTGATTTGCGGGGGAAAGTGGCATATAGCACTGAAACTGGTCAGCCGGAGGAAGTAACGACAATTGGTGAATTGCCAGATACGCTCACTTTACTAGCACCACTCACTATTTACGACAAATGGAACGGTTCGAAATGGGTAACAGATAAAGCATTGCAGCAAGCAGCAGCAATACAGGAAGCGGAAGAAAAGAAAACTCAATTATTGAATGCAGCCGCTGCGAAGATTGCACCACTGCAAGATGCTGTAGATACCGGCATGGCAACAAATGACGACAAAGCACAGCTTACGGCATGGAAAACCTACCGCGTCTTACTGAGTCGAATTGACACATCAAAACCAGAGGATATTGTTTTACCTGAACTCCCACAGTAAGATTCCGGGCGACTAAGCCCTGAAGAATCCCC